GTTGGCAGCCGCGTCAGAATTGCCAATCTGCGAACTTGCGGAGGCCCTGTTCATAATGGTGCAGATGGTCGAGAAGCTCGCCGCCGATGCGCGATCAACCGACAAATATGTCGTACCGCCCCCGCCGCCGAAATAGACCTTAAGCGTCTTGCTGTTCGCGTTATTCGTCAGCGTCCAAAACGTCGTGATCCGCAGGATGCCGTTAAGGCCCATAGCGCCCGCAGGGACGGTGATCGTTGCAAGCGTGTTTTCGTTGGTGTCAGCCGCCCCACTGACCGCAGACGCCGAACTGCCCAAAATAATCGAAGGCTGCGTGCCTATGAAGGTCATCGGCATGTCAGATCACCATTCCCGCGCGACGAATGCTTGAGACGTGGTCGCCCCAATGATGCTAATAGCCTGAATTGGCCTCGCACCCGGCGGGCTCTCATACAGAACGCCCGGCGCAATGGTGAACGATGAGCCACCGCTCGTGACCGCAGTCCCGCCTACATCGTTCACGAACAGGTTGCCCGCACTGGCGTTGTAGACCGAATATCCCGTGCGCAGTTCGTTGCGGGCGAATAGGGCTTGCGCCGTACCACCCGTTGCAATCGTGCTAGAGCCATCGCTAAGGATGCGGCTTCCACTTGCTGCCATCTCAGTCCCTCAAATCGTGTTCGTGAACAGAAGCGCGATCGCTTCCTCTTCGTCCTGCTGGTCTTCAAGCTCTTGCTTGCGGCGCTCTAGTTCGCGCGCGATTGCGTTCAGTTGCGCTTGCGCCTGACGCTTCGTCTCTGCGGCCTCTAGGCTCGTAAGTGCCGTCTCGACATCCGCAAACCACAGCGCGGTATCGAGTTGCTTGAGCGTGGAGGGTTGAACCTCGCCGCTCGCTTTGACCTCTGCCCTTGCCTCTGCAATTGCAGCCTCGGCTTGGGCTATCTCTTCGGCAGGCTTCTCAACCTCTGCCCACCAGCCGTAGGGGAGGGTTTTGCGTCTTAGGCCGCGTCCGTCTGGGACGCTGCCAACCTGTATTCCACCAAGCGAGAAGCCGACGCCAGCCGCCGTACTCGTACCCGCCGCAGTGCCAACCGCTTGAACCTCGCCGGTATACGTCCCGGTCGCTGCTGCCGTGCTTGTGCCTGCCGCACTACCGACACTTGCGGCTGTGCTTTGGCCTGTTGCGGCAACGGTTGACGTGCCTGCAATCGTTCCCGATGCGCGGGCCGTCGATTGGCCGGTGGCGGCTGCCGTTGCGGAGCCCGCTGCCGAGCCTGCACCGCTGTCTGATCCACCGCCTGCGAGTAGTTGCGCGGCGCCCGCTAAAAGGGGCTGCCAAAGCCAGGTCACGGCTTAACGGCCTCTGCCGCCTCCTTAACGACTTCGCCCTTGTCCACGACTTCCAAATGAGAATCCTGGCCGTCAGGCATCTTCACATCAGACTCGATCGATACCGCTTCGCCTGATAGATCAATCACGATCTTCTGCGCGCCGAAGTTCACAAGGTGCGCGACAACAGAGGCGATGTGGTCGCCTTGGAAGTCGTCGCGTCGTTTGGCTTTCTCGTAGAGGCGGGCCATGTTATGCTGCCCCCATGAAAATCGAAACCGAACCCTGCACCGACACGTGGCTCGTTAGCGAAGTGCGCACGGCTGGATGGCCCGCGCGATTGGTGGAACGGCGCGTCGTACACTTGCCGACTGGCACGATGGCAACAGCCGAGCGCGACCCCGCAACCGATCGCATTGAAACCGTCGAATCGTTGCGCGCGAGGGTCATGCAGTTGCTCACGCAACCTGCCTAATCGACCACAGGACCGTGATCGTGCCGGCGATGGCGTCAAGGGTCGCGTCCCACCCGTGCATCAAGATCAACGCGGGGCTAACCCAAATCGGATTCGACTGCGCGCCGAACAACGACCACTCGGCCACGACGCGCTGCGTGTCCCCGGAACGCGCCTTCTCGTAAATCCTGATCTGCAATTCATCGCCCGCGACCATGTCGGACACGTCTAGGAATACCTGAAATATCCCGTCCGTCGTATCAACGTCAGGCCCGGCCGTGTCGGTCGTAAGCGAATGCTCCGTGGTGGAGATTGCTTCCGTGCCGCTATAGAGTTCAGCTATCGCCATTCTACCCTACCCTCCGAATAGAACTGCGGTGGCGTTGTAACCGGTGACGGGGGCGGCGCTGTTGTTGCCGCGAATGTAAAGCGTGGCGCCTGCGGGCACCTCCCACGCGCATGGGTTCTGCATATCCGAGTTATTGACTTCTGAGTTACTAGTTGCGAAGTGCCCATCAATGATGACGTGCATGTTCGTTCCGTCACCTACCCCGACCTGATAGTGCAGCGCATGAGTGCTCTGAGTGGCGTTGTCTACCTGAATGCCAGCCTGCACCCAGAAGTTACGTTTTGTCGTTGTCCCGAGAGATGTCCACGCGCCCCACGACGCGTTTCCAGGCGTGAACGATGTTCCGAGCGTCCCCGCCGAATATCCGACTGTCTCCGCATAAGCTGCGGGACGCCACAATTCAGGCCGAGAAGGTTTGCCGTAAAACCATGCCAGAACGGACACAGAGCCGGCCGTAGCATTCGAGCCCTGAATACGTACTGCAATGGCTGAGCCGGCCGGAATCCTGCACGGGAAATGCACCCATCTGCCGCCGCGTCCGCTGGCGGCGTTCGCTGCAAAGCTGCCGGAACTACCGCACACCAAGTCCTGAAAGAACACTTCGGCGTAAGTCGTACCGCCGCCAGCGTCCCATGCAAAATCAATGAGGTGGTTCTTCTATGCGGTAGCAGTCACGCCCCCATGTATGCACATGACCACATAGTGGATATCGGTCGTGATGCTGGCGTCGCCTGCAATCTCGGTCCACGCGCCCTCAACATCCGACGCACCAGGCGTGATCGCCGTTCCCGGTGTCGTGCTTCCATTGTCCTGGTTCGTATAAACAAACCCCCAGGAGTTCGTATGCGGGAGGGCGAGCATTAGGCTTCCGTGATCGCCGTGGCAGTCGTGAGAATGGGCGTGATGCCAGATCCACAAACGATGTTCGGCGTAATCGCACCCTTGTAGAGCAAGATCCCCGTGCCGCTCGATGCCGTGCCCACGCCAAAGTGCGTTGCCGTACCCGAGCCACCAGAGCCGATAGGGAACGACACGTTCGCCGCAGGGCTTACGCTGTCCGCCGTCACCGTGAAGCCTGCGCCTGACCGCGCAACAGCGACGCGCGCATAGTCGGTGTAGGCAATCTCGTTCGTCGTCTGGTCGCCTGTCTCGCCGGGGTCGGCAGTGTGGAGCGAGAAGTATAGGCTGCCTGCCGTCGATGAGCCACGCAGGCCAGTCGCGTCGCCCGTGTTGGCGAAGTTGGTGTTCTTGAACAGCAATTCCAGAATGCCGTTTTCCCAGCTATTGGTCTTGCTCACGCCGTCTTCCTCACCTTACGCTTGCCGGTGACTTTGCCCTTCGCATCGCGAAGGATCTCGTCAGGCGTGTTGATGTCCTCGCGAAGGCCCTTTAGCTGCTCGTTCAGGAAATCGACCTTCTTCTGCAACTCGCCCTGGAGTTCCTTGTTCGCGCGAATGTCCTTGATGCCCTTGGCCTCTTGCTCGCCGGCAAGTTTCTCCTTGGCAATCTCGCCCTCGGTCTTGGCCGTCTCGCGCTTCAATTCCATCTCGCCCGCGACCTGATTGCGCTGAAGGCTGGCGTTGAAGTTCGCAATCCGTGCGTCCAGCGCCGCCTTCTGCTCGGCCTTCCAAGCCTCAAGCGCCGCATCCTGTTGCGCTTGCCATGCCTTCAGATCGGCTTCGCGCTGGACGCGGATGGTGTCGCTCACGAGCTTGTTTTGCGCCTGCTGGTCCTGTCCCTGGATCTCGGCCTTCTTCAAGCCAGCATCCGTGATCTTGGCCAATGCTTCGGCCTCGGCTTTCTTCGCCTCCGCCTCGGTCTTGCCGATCTCGGCCTGCTTCTCGCGAATGGCCATCTCCTTGGCCTGTTGCGCTTCCTGCTGCTTCTGCGGATCAGGCTGCTTCATTTTGTCGATGAGCGATTGAGGCAGCGGCAGGTAATCGTAGAACTCTTGCGGGATCGACTGGCCCGTCTTGATCCAGAGCGGGAGCAAGCCCTGGATGATCGACCACGTCTTTTCCTTCTGGTTCGGGCTGCTCGGGCTCTCGTCGATGATGACATCGTACTTGGCCGTACCGTCCTGCTTGGTCAGCGGGACATACTTCATCCCGGCCTCACCCACGATGCGTACCAAGCGGCCATCGGAGAGATACGTCTGGATCAGGTAGAGGAGCGTCCGCCCCTGCTCCTTGCGGTACTTCCGCAGCGCATCAAACAGCGTGGCCAGGATCGTAACCCCCGCCTGCTTGCGCTGATATTCCAACACCGCGGCTTGCTCGCGATCGACAGCGCCAAGCATCTCGGGGGACACGCCAGATGTGCGGTAGATGTTCCCAACGCTGAACTCCAACAGCTTGTCGAGCTGCGGAGGGAATGCGGGGGGCTGCTTAGGTTGAATGCGCCCGCCCGTGAGTGCGCCGGCAGCTACCTTCGTAGGCTTGCTAGGATGCGCCCACGATTGCTCAAACTCTTTCGCATCGCCTACCGCACCTTCCTCATAGACAACCCCGCCCTTGGCGTTGCTGTTGAGGATGTGCATGGACTGCGAGACGAACTTGTTCGTCCATTGCTGCGGGTCGATCATGCCGCGGACAAGGCCGTACCAGCACTTCTTTTTCTTGTCCCGCTTGGCCGTCATGGCCTTGTAGGTGAACGAGCCCGGATCGGGACATTCGCGGTTCTCAAGCAGCACATCACCCACGGCAAAGGCCCGGTGATATACGCACTTGGTCTGACGAATGGACTTGAGCCGTGTCCCAAGCAGGGCCTGCGCACGCTGCTGAAGCTGGTCGTGCTGCTCGACCGTGAACTCGGCCATCTCGCCCGTGGTCGGGTCTTGGATGCGGTAGTACGGAACGCGCTTCTTGTACTGGTATTCCGTCAGCTTCATCTCACGGCGCTTGCCGCCCGTGGTGCCGTATGCCTTGGTGCCGGGTGAACGGTACTGATCGCCCACCACGTTCAGATGCGTCTCACCCTCGGCCTGGCTGTCTTCCGTGGTCGTGGCCGCAACGTCGATCTCATCGGCCTTCTCAGGCCATGTGTCCTCAAGCCATGAGACGAGGACCATCTTCTCGCGAACGAGAAACTCTGCGTCCTTGTAGTTCTTCTTCTTGCTGTTCGGATCGGGCAACATCTCCATCGCGTCAACGCGATCGGTGAGAATGCCGCCGTCCGGGTCGTATTCGTAGTCGAGCCGGGTATCGGTCCAGCCCTCGCCACATGTCGCCATGTCGAGGAACGCTTCGGACTCTTCGTCCTCGGCATCGCACTCGTCACGGGTCCATTCCGCGGCGCCGGTCAGAACCTCGTTGGGCCCTGCATCGTCCAAGGTGCGCGGGAGATACTTGACCTCCTGGCGGTTCGTAACCTCAAGGCCCGCCACCACGTTGATGACAGGCTCGACGAGGTTGAACACCACCGAAGGGCGCAACTGATCCTTGAGCGCCTGTAGCTCTTCGTCCGTCCATTGATGGCCGGCAACGAAGTCATAGCAGCGCTGCGCTTCGGTCAGCCAGTCACGCCGTGCCTCACGCGCTTCCTTGACCGCTGCCTTAATCGTGGCGATGAGATCGGTTTCTGTCGCGTCGGGAGCGTCTTCAGGCTCTGCGAGGCGGACGAGTTCGTTCACCTACGAAATAACCTGAAAGCTCGACGCGTGACGAGCATACACTTTATTGCGCACTAAGCCGCCTCGTCCTCTTCGTCCGCCTTCTTGAACCGCATCCCGAGCTTGATCTTGTACGTGTCGCACCAGCCCAGGAACGAGCCGTAGATCTTCCCGAGCGGCGTACCCACCGGGAACGAGCACTCGCTCTTGAAGCCCGAGCGGGTCGCGATCTCAAAGCGCCAGAACTCGTTGCCGTCCTCGCCCTTCACCAACTCGCCCTTGGCGCTGTAGAGCTTGGGATAGGTCGCCTGCAACTTGTCCAGAATGTCCTCCGCGATGGATTGCGGATGGGCCTTCGCCGGTCTGCTGGCCGTCACTGCGTCAGCCATGATTCACTCGGTCCTTTCTTCCGCTTGTAGCGGTCCATGTTCGGTGCTTCTTTCTTGTGACGCGCGATACGCAGCATCATCAAGGCTATGCGTGTGGCGGACATCAGGTCGTCCCGCTCCTTCACGATCAGGCCCTCCTTGCGGTGGTACATCCGGAACTCTTCGAACCACTCGCCGCAGGTGTTGAAGACCTTCAGCCGTCCCTGCTGCATCCGTTCCAGCATCATCGTGATGCCGGCCTCTAAGCCAAATCCGCCCGGACTACCGTCTTGGTTCGGCTCGAATTGCGCATGCTCGAAATGCAGATCCATGCCCTGGTCGCGGTAGAATTGCGCGAGAGGCTTGCCTGAGCCCTTGTCGTGCTGAAGGCCGTCGTGTGGCCAAGCCCAGGGGAAGAACTGCCCCCAGGGCTTTAGCGCTGCGCTGTGAATGAGAGGCGTGGACTCACGGGCCCTGTAGGTCTTAGTGACATACGCCGTGTCTGTGTCCCGGTCCCACGCCAACTGTACGGCTGCGAATGGGTGATCCCAGCCAAAATCCATACCGCCGATGCAAGGCCACCATTCGGGGATCTTGAATGGCTCGCACGTCACCGTCTCTTCCGCGATCGGGAACACACGGCCGGAGCCCATTGTAGGGACACCGCTAACCCGCGCTTCCCGTTCATGTGCCGGGTAGCTCGCAATAATGCGGTCCCGCTCTTCCTTGCTGTAGTGCTCCACGTCGTGGATCGTCATCACGATCACTTCGCGGTCTTGGGATTGCTCCATTAGGAACCGCGTGACGACATCGGACATGCCGAGCAGCGGCGTGAAGGTGATGAAGCAGAATTGCCCATACTTGTTGGTCCGCGTGAGCCCTTCGCTGTAGACATCCTCGGGCGGCTCCTCATCGAACCAGATGCCGTGAAGCGTGGGGCCCTGCCAGCTCTGCCGGTCCATGTCGTAGGACTTGAAGCCGAGCGTGGACATGCCCCCGCTCACATGCTTCACCGTCATGGTGTCTACGGCGTTGCGGATGCCACTGGCTCGAAACACATCGCCAATAGCATCCTTGGGGATCGTCCCCGTTCCCCATTCCCGTTCGTCTTCAGGCGGGCCTAAAAGAACAGTCTGCGCCGCGTCTCTGTGCTGGAGCCGATCCTTACCGCCTGACCAGAACCGCACAGGTTCATCGAAGCGTCTGCCCTTCCACCAATCGGGATAACGGCCCGTAAGGTGCATCGCTGTTTCGAACCCACCAGCCCAGGTCTTCCCAAGCTGGTTGCCTGCCATGAAGAGGCGTTCGGTGTGCGTGGCGCCGGAAGCGTGAAACTCTCGCTGCTTGGGATAGGGCTTGTAGTACTTGAGCCGGTTCTCAGTGAGCCGGCGCTCTAGCTTCTTCTCCGCTGCCTGTAACAGCGCCGATAGCTGTTCTGGCGATAGCGACGAGAGCAGCGATTTCGTCGTCTGAGAGGCCGTCAAAGGCATCGGTCTTGATCGTCAGCTCCTTGGGAACAATCGCGGCTATCACTCGGCAGTAAGCCGCGGGGGACTCAGCCAGACAGCCGTCTAGGGCTTGCTTGCCGTTCTCTGCCCAATGGTCGGCAAGAGCCGCGATGAAGTCTTCGCCCAGCTTGTTGCGGGAACCCTTTGGCCTGCCTGGATTTCCTGGCTTGAATTGGGTCGGCTTGTACGGGAACCGTTGTTCAACCGTTTTTTCGGTATCGGCACTCATTGGCTGATTAACAGCCCTTGCCCTTACGCTTCTTGGCCATTGTGTCTCTCTGATTTTTCCGACGCGCCGCCATCGCAAGCTAGTTTTAGTAGCTTCGGGGCCGGTGCCGCTCGCAAACAGCGGGTTCCACCTTGCGCGTCCGAATCGATGCTTATCATTTGTCGGGGACACGATGCAAGAGTCAGCCCGCATTGAATGATGACAGGACCACATACCCCGCTTCCAGATCAGGGTCGGCGTCGCCAATGCATTGGGCCTCGACGTTTTCAGGCTTCGTCCACGTGGCGTAGGGCTTGCGCACCGTTCCAATCTGTATCCGCCGAGCCTCTTCAGCATTTGGAGCCACCACCACCGCGCCGTCGTAGGTGTCATACCCGGTGTTCGCAGTCTGCGTTATCAGCCACAGTTTCATGCCGCCCTCCCCAAAACCGCCCTAACGTCCTTTGAGTATCTGACTTTCGGCATTCTGACGCTGTTCGCGATCTCGGTCAGCACGTGAATCACATCGTCGCGATGCTGCTTGTCGGTCTCGGATTTGCGCACCAAGGCCATGTCACGCTCCGACAGAGCCTTGTAGTGATCGGCGCCCTTGAGCCACAACATGCTGCACGCAAGCGTTCGTGGGCGGTTTGGCTTGTCGGGGTTGATCCGCTCTTGGTTGGCCTTGAGCATGGCGGCCTTGACCGCCTGGAGATCGAACGAAGGCACAAGCGCGTTGCTTTCTTCGTCGATCTTGCCCGTGACGAAGACGAAGCCCAGGCCGCCGTACAACGGCTTGCGCTGCTCGATGATCTGGCTGCGGTCGAAGGGGTGTTTGCGCTTGATGATTTCCTTCGGCACGTATGCCGTCGCTAGGCCGTTCTCGTTGATAGTCTTTTCCACAACCAAGGGTAGGCCTGCAAAGACGCGCAAAATCAACCAGTTGCTCATAGGGCCTCAATCGCTGCGCTAATGGCCGCATGACCTGCCTGCTCGTCGCACTCTTCGATGTAGCCGTCATCATTGAGCTTGCCGACGATGATCTTCGCTTTCACAAGCGGCTTGTAGAGATCGAATTGCCAGCCAGAATTGCCGAATGGACGCTTGCCGCTGAAGGACTCCCCTTCCTGCCAGATCGTCCAGACAAGCTCGATCAGGTATTGGTGCACGGTCTTTTGGCCGGAATCGTTCTTGCCGAGCTTCAGGGCCAGAATAGCCTCGCCGTCAAACTTCTGTTTCTTGCTCATTCGCAGTCTCCCGGCTTCCGCCCACGCAGATAGATTGCCCACAAGACAAAACTCAGCAAAATCAAGCCTATGCCGACATAAAAGAACCCCGAATATCCAGCCAGAAGCCCCATGTAGAGCATCCACACCCCGCTCATCGCTCCGATGTAGCCCGCGCGCTTCATTCCCCACCGCCTCCCGGCTTCCAGCCAATACGCTTGGGAAAGGAAAGGGGGCGATCCATTGCGCGTGAGACTTTTTCGGCGCGCTCTTGCTCGTCCCACATCTGGTGACAAATATCACGCTCGTCATCGGTGAGCGGTTCGTCCATCCAAGCCAGGGCCTCGCGTTTCTTCCGCGCTGCGAGGATTATTCCGTCATAGTAGAGGTTGAGGTCGGGTTCGGTGAGTTGAGTCTCGCCAAGCCGGCAGTCGGTGATAAACGACACCATGTCCACCACGATCTCGTCTGCGGTCCGGGTGTCTGCGCTTTGACGGGCTAGCGCTTTCTCAGCCTCAGCCAGCCCATTTGTTATTGGACCATAAGCCGCCCCAAAATTCGACAGATCCGCCCTCAGTCTGTCCCAGAGGGTGGAATCTTCATGCCTTCCGGTGTTGCCGGCGTGCCTTGGATTTGAAGGGTCGCCATAAAACGGTGTGCTCATGTGGATAACTCCTGTTTCTGAGCTTTAGGCATAGTTCCGCTTCCGCTGCCCTCGCCTCGCTGAATGCGAAGCACGCGGATCTGGAGGGGGAGACTTCAAACTTCGTATAGCCGCGATGCCTTTTATCGAGGGCCAGCTCGCTCGTCC